CCGTGTTTTACGTCTTGATCGTTAATACCAATTTCATCGGACGCTTTTTTAATTGCGCGGTATTTTTGTAAAACTTCGGCTTCGTCGGGCGTTAGTCTTGGTCTAAATTTGTTTATCAAACTATTTGTCTTAATTTATCAAGTAAGCGTAATATAAAAAATAAACCAATTCCGCAAAGAAACCCCCAAAGAAATAAATTCCAATTTCTTTTTGTTTTTTTGTTTTTAGAGTCTTTGTAAATGTATTTATACTTCAATACGTCTTGTTTAACTAATTGCGTTTTATACCGATATTCTATTCTAGTTTGCCATTTCGTTTTAGGGACGTAAACGTTCTTAAAAAAAATAACGGAATCGACTCGTTTAAGTATCTTTTCGTATCGAATCGTATCATTTACAATATAAGCAACGGAATCAATACTAACAACGCGTATCGTGTCGCTATCCGTAATCAATTTTAAGCCGTGTTTAAGCGCTTTTTTATAGTGGTATTGTGCTAGTCGTTCACTTGAGCAACCAAGTAGCGTTAAAACGCATAAAAACCCAATTAGTTTTTTCATAGGTTTTTTAACATTTCAATCATTCGCGGACACGGGTAAATATCGGACTTATCGTGTCGAACTGAATTGTGCGTGAAAATTCCGTTTTCGCCTTTTAAAGCTCGTTTGTCGATGTCAAAAATTGAATCAAAATAATCCTTGCTTATTCCGTAGGTATCGCATAAATAAACCAACAACTGGCGCGTGCTTTCAATTTGTGCGTCCGTGTATTTTTGCCACCAAATATGCCCTTTGTATTTTCCGTTTAGTTCGGTAACTTGCGAACGATCAACACGACCGCCTACGTAATTAATGAAATATCCGTTTTGCTTTTTAAGCGGTCCGTAGTTACATATTTCTATTCCTATGGAAATTTTATCTAAACTGCGATAGGTTACGCCCATTTCAGAAAACACTTCGGGTTTCAAACCTAAATGATACGCCCAGTGCTTCGATGAAAATAATTGTACAATAGTTCCCTTTTCGCCAATAACAAAAGCCGTCGCAACCTTACCTTCTTTTTGTTGAAAATATTTAGCAACTGCGATTGGATTACCACCACCCGCGGTATGGTGCAAATAGATTTGTTTCTTTGGGTGTTCTTCTTGTAAAAATTGGTCGTTAGATAATCGGCTCTGAACTATCTTTGTTATGTCTAATTCCATTTAAATCGGTTTTAATTTCTTTAGCACGGGCAAATAGTGATTTCATTGAATCCCACACGGAAATTCCGCGAATTTGTATATAGTTCTCATTGATACTAATGCACTCGATACTTACCAATATAAGCGAAAGTATCTTTGTCAACATTAAAGGAACGGAAAAGAACTTTAAAATAATGTCGTTTAAAATAAAATAGTCTATTAAGTAGAACCCAATTACTGCAACTTCGTAAAGAAATAGTTTAGAAACAACCGCCGAAAGTTTGCGCGATGTAATTTTAATTTTTAGTTTTTTAGCTTTCCAAATTCCCGTTAAAGTATCGAGTAAAATAGCAAAACCAATTAAAAATAAAATTCCCGAAATAGGCAAAAAGAACGCTCCAACAACCCCAAGTAATTTCATAGCCGACAAGCGTATATTTGTAAGTAATATAAATAATTGTATTTTCATTTTTTTAGGTGGTATTGGTCAATAAGTTGGTGCGTCAAAAAAGCGAATAAAGCAACCCCGCCAAACTTTAAAAATAACGCTTGTTCGCAAAACATTGCAATTGCAGTTAAATAAGCAAAGGCAAAAAACAATAAAGATAAAGCTCGCAAGTGTTCCATTATTTTTGTTCTTTTAGTTTAGTTAAATAAACAAGTAATTTCTTAATGTTTGTTTCTTTTGGTTTGTGCTTTTTTTTCATATATACCAACCCGTAAAATTATTTTGTGTACTTGGGAACATATCTGCGTTTGAATTATTGCTATACTCTGGAAACAAAGAATTGTTAAAATTGATATACGTTATAAAACGTTCCGTATAATTCTGAGCAATCATTCGTTCCTTTTCAACTAAAAAATCTACTTCGTTTTTATCTACGCTTGTTGCGTTTTCGCTTGTATGTTTAAACACGCCTTTATTCGCTATTGTATAAGCCGAAAAAGGCAAATATTCGACCATCGCGAAGTGGATTAGCATTGGTTTAATATATGAATTAAGTAACGATAAATAAGGGTTCGCAAGCGTGTTGTTTATTATGTCCGTTTTAATCTTTTCTAATAAATTCGTGCCCAAGTAATTTTGTATATGAATATCTTGAGCAACCTTTATCCATTGTATAAAAGAATCCGTATCAATATTTCCGTTTAACGCGGTAAATTTTACGATGTCGTTTCTTGAAATTAGTAGTGCTTCTGCCATTATCTTGTAATATTTCTTCTTGGTTGTGGGTTACTTGGTAAAAAACCATAGTTCGGCATATCAACGGGACGCTTTGCAACTAAACTATCGTTCGTTATTTTGTATCCTAATTTTTCTGCCTTTGCTTGTGCTATTTGTTTTTGATTAGGTAAATCTAAAGCCGTACCCGACAAAACCGCGTATACTTGCTTATTCCATCTATGGTGGCAATTCCCACCGCCTTTATATAACCAAATTGAATAAGTGTCTGAGCCACCTGGTCCCCAACCTTCGTTAACGGCTTGACTACCCATTTTTTCAATATCTTCTTTTCTATAAAGTTTATTAGCTAAAACCATTTTTGAACAAAAATCTCGTGAATTCGTTCTAGTTAAACCAACGTATTTGTATCTTACAACAAATTTTATTCCGTCAATAACTTTGTCTTGATCGTCCCTTATGTTTGGTCGTGCGTCCCCCGTTGAAACTAAATTAACTATTTTAGAAAATAAACTTTGTTTAGGCTCTTTACTTAATATTTGGTTTTCGTCGTCGTCGTTGTCGTAATCAACTTCTTTTTCATCTATTAATAACCAATTTTCGTCTGCGTCTTCGCCCATATCAATCAAGGCTTGAGCTAAAGCGTCGTTCTTTGGGTCTGCGCTTAATTCCGTACCCGTTTCTTCGGCTATTTGTTCTTCGGTTTGTGCGTTTTCTAAGTCCGTAAATTCCAAAGGTTGTAACGTCTTAAAAAATAGTTTTAAACTTATTCCGTTATAATGTAAAATTGTGTCGAACGCGTCTAAAAGTTCTTCTTGAAAAGGTCGTATAACCATATTGTCAAATAGAACCGCACTATTTTTTAACTCGTCTGCGTTTGAGCTAAACCCGTTTGTTGACGCAACCCCAAATAATAAAGGACTTGTAACGTTGTGTCCTAACATTATTTTTCGTAAACATTCCTCGCTTAAATATGTATAGTGTTCTGGTGCGTCGTTTAATGGAATATCTTCTACGGTTGTTTTGGATTCGGCATTATCATTAAAAGCAATAATAACTTTTTGACCGCGTGAACCCGTCAATTTATTTAGTACCTTTTGGCTAATAATGCTTTGTTGTTCTTCGCTTGGAACGCCGTTATTAAAGTTAACAACTTTAGTACCGCTAAATCCGTTTTGTACTTCGTTTATTAAATAATCTCCTATTTCTTGCTCTAATAGTGCATAGGAAACCGCCCCTTGGTAGTCGGGATAGGAATAATATTTCATTCCAACCGAATAAGGCTTACTATAAAGTATTTCTACGTTATCATTTGAAAACCCAAACGCCGAAAACCGCATAGGCGGGTATTGTCTTGTATCGTTCCAATTGTCGCTATAAAAATAACCCGCAACTTCGCCCTCTTTATTGCACTTTTCAGCTCGTAAAAGATTCACTGGTATATGATATGCTTTTAAAATCTTTTTCCTATCTTTTGAATAATGTACTTGAATCGCAAATTGTCCCAACATCTTGCGGTCAATAATCATTTTGCGCACGTCGTCCCTTGAAAACAAAGTCATCATTTGAGCGTACTCGTTTACCTTTTTAGACGCGTCTAACGCTCCTAAACCGCGTCCGTATACTAAGCGACAAATATTGTTTATTATCGCGTTATTCGTTGTTGAATTAGTATATCGGTCAATTAAGAAATCGAAATATTGTTCGCCATTTTCAGTTAAGAAATCGACCCAATTTTCGCGGTTTGATTCTTCAACTATTGGTGTTGTGTAACTCGATAAATTTAAGACGTGGTAATTATTCATAAATTATAAATTCGTTTGTTGTGGTGTGCGAAACATATTGTCCGTTATTTACTGAGAATGTCGCTAAAGGTTGATCGGTGCAAAATGCTTTTTCTAGTAATAATCTATTGCCCGAAACATCTTTTAATTCAATCATATAAAACCGATTTTCCGTTAAGTTAAATATTGCTTCGATTTGATAAAAATAACTTAACGCGCCTTGCGAAATAATCGGAACGTTGATAGTTACGTTTTCGGCTTCGTCGGTAATAAACAAGTCCGTAATTATTCCCGTTCTTGGGGTGCAATTAAAAGTTTGGCTTAATACGTTTTGTGTCGTTAAAACTATCATATTAATATAATTAGATTTTTTGTTTTTTGTTTTATAAAAAAAGGGTTACACGAATGCAACCCCCTTTTAGTTCTAACCAATAAAACTTCTTTTTATACCGTAATAACCGCTCCGTTTAATAGTGCTGATAAAGTCGCTTCGTCAATACAATCAAGGAAATTGGCGGGAACGGCTTCTTGACCCGTAAAAGTCAATCCGTAGCCATTCATATCGCCTAAAGCCGTACCATTTCCAATAGTACCCGCCGTTACGTCCATTCCTCTTGCTAATCCCGCAATAAAGAATTGGTTTGCATTTGTGCGTACAATAATGTTTGGTCTTCCGTAAGTAAGTAACTTAACTTGCTTGTGTGTGGCAACGTCTTGCTTCTTTAGCATAATAGCTAAAACTTGTTCGAAAAATGTAGTTCCGTTTTCACGTGAACTTGTTATAGTTGTTTCAAAAGAGTTTGTACCTTTCAGTTCAAATTTATAAATCGGTGTCGCTAAAGGTAAAGCAATTCCCGAAATTTCGTCCGTTGTACCAACGTATGTAACGTCCGCCACCGCGTCGTATAATCCATAATTGAGTACATAAATCGCTTGAAGACCTCCGACTATATCTTTGCATTGCTCCAAACGCCCAAGTGTAATATCACACGCCATAATTTTTTTTTTAGTATTGTTTATAATAGGGGCGGTTGCCCACCCCGTTAATGATTATCCGTAAACTACGATATCCTCGATAACACCATAAGTTGCTCCCGCAGCCATTCTCATAATTACACGAACATTTTGTGAGCCGTCGATATCCGACATATCAATAACTCTAACTTCTTGGGTATCGCTTAAAAGTGAACAACCAAAGTAAAGGTTTGAAGTAGTTGTTGCCAACATTGAATTATCTGGCAATCCGTTAGCCATAAATATTGGCGTTCCGTTAAAAGATAAAGCTCCGTTTGTGTACCATTGCGTACCTTGTGCGTTTGTACCCGCGTTAGCAAGTGAACCCAAACCAATAGCACCGAAACCACCTAATGCGGCAACGTATGCTTTTGCTACGTTTTGAGAAACATAAATCTTTAAATCTGCTTTTCCGTACAATGAAGCTGGAATAGCGTCGTCAACTAATTGCATTTGTGCAATAACGTTAGCGGGTGTAATTACTGCGTTGTTAATCAATTGTGCGGGTGGTAATAAAGGGTCAACTAAAGCCGTTGAAAACAAGCCGTCAAATTCTCCACCAACCGCACTTGAACCTTGCCATAAAGATACTTCGTTAGCGGAAGCAACTTGAGACGCTACGTGAGCAATAAGGTAATCAGCAAAAGACTTTGGCAATACGTCAAAAGACGAAAAACCTTGTTCGATACCTTGCCAAGTTGAATGGAATTGTGACTTACAAAGTTGCATATTTACTTGTAAATCTTTAACTTCTAAAATTCTTTCAGTTAAATAAACGGTTGAGTTTGTTTGAAAATCACAACTTGCGTCTTCTAAAACGTTAGCAGTTTCTAAACGTTGAATAACTGATTTAAATTTGATGTTCGGCATAACGGTTACCCCGCCATTTTCGATTGTTGGAGCGCTTAGTAGTGCGGCACTAATGTACTTACCCGCGAATTGACCCGCGTAAGTTGTAGTAATAACTGGTTGTGTTGGCATTTCTTTTTATTTTTAATTGTTAATATTATTTATTATTTTGTCTAATATAGAATCCATTACGTTACGCGGTCTTTTAGCGCCTATTTTGTGGAATTCAATTTCTTTGGTATTTTCGGGATTAAAACTAATTGGTTTAATGTCCGAAAGTTCGGTCGTATCTTTTGCGACTTCTTCAACTTTGGTTAACAATTCCAATTTAGCTTTTAACTCCGTATTTTCGTTTTTAAGCGCTTCCATTTCACTAAAGAATGTTTCTTTAACTACGCTTTCAATTGTTTTCTTTGGCGCTTGCTTTTCAACTTGCGCTTCTACTTCTTCTTCAACAACTTCTTCTTCTGCAACTGGCGCTTCTTCTTCTTCGGTTGCTTTTTCTTTGTAGTCTGCAATTAAACCTTCTTCAACTACGGACATAATCATTCCGTCCTCCATTTCGTATTCTCCGATTGGAACGGGTATTTTTTGCTCGTCTTCCGTTATAACAAAAACTTCGTTGTCCATTTCAAAAGCGTCTGCTTCGATTAGTGTAACTCCGTCCGCCATTTTTCTTTGTTCCAACTTTACGTCCATTCCAAGTAAAGTTTTTATTTGATTAATTACGCTTGTTTTCATATTTGATTTGTTTATTTATTTAATTTATTAAGTAAAGAAGTTACTTTGCTTTTTTCTTCTTTTATTGCAGTCATTTGCGTAGTAAAAAATGTATCGGTTAAACCTAATTCCTTTACTTGCGTTTGTCCTTTAATAATTAATTGTTCTGCTTTGTTGACAACTTCTAATGCAGCCCTTAAGTTTACAATTGCTGAAGCGTAATCCGAATTAGCCTTAGCCCATAAAGGCATATATTTTGAAGAAGTCTCTTTTAAATCGGTAACTAAACTTAACTCAACTTCGTGTTTTGCTAGCTCCGTCTTGTCCGCTAATTTGTCGTAAATGGTTTTTAGTGTGTTCATATAACTATAATTTAATTGTTAATTTTTTGTTGTAAAATTTTAACGTTCCCGATTCCTTGAGCTTGTAAACTACCGTCGCAACACTTTCGAGAATAGCGCTTTCCGTCCTTACATAAACACGCCCTACGACCTCCAACGGGACTTGCTCGCGGTCTTTCAATTTGTTGTTTTGCTACGTCTACAACCTTTATGTTTGTTGGATTTTTCATTATCTTTAGTTTTAGGTATAATCTATCGTCAAAGTATTAAAGTTCGTTAAATCGCATTAAAACCGCTTTAAAACGTATTTATGTTTTTTATTATCTTCCTTGCCTTGCGTAACTTTTTTTGTAATTTTTACTTGATTTTAAACCGCTATTTCGTGTTTTTGAGTGTACTCCAGAACGCTTAATTTTTGGTTTTCTCAAGTGATTTTGTACGCTCGTTTGCTTTGACATTTATTATTTTTTTAATCCCGTTTCTAACATATTTACAATTTTTGCTAATACAGAATAAGCATTTCCAGAATCTTTTAAATATGGTAAATCGCTTGGATTTAATCCTAAATCTTTTACTAATTTTGAAATACGAGCGTCTTCTTGTTCTAATTTAATTAAATCGGATTTTGTTTCTTTTAATAAAATATTTCCTTCAACATTATATTTAACATATAGTTTTTGTAATTCATCAAATTTATTATCTAAAGTTTTTGAATTTTTTATAATAGCAATTAATTGGTCTGGTATTGCCAACTCAACTTTATTAGTTTTTAATTCGCTTTTTGTAATTAGTTCTTTGATTTTTTCAACCATTGCTTTTTCTTCCATATCTATATTTTTTGAATTCATTTCGTACCTATCCGCAAAATAACCTTCAATAGAAAATCCTTTTACTTCGCCTAATTTTACTTTATTCCAAATTTCATCGTTGTTTACTTTCATCGAAATCATCCAAGTACCTTGCGGTAAATCAAAGCCGTAATTTTTGCTTTTATCGTTTTTTCCTTCAATAATCCAACTTTCGACCACTGACATTCCTTTTAATTTTTGGCTATGTTCTAAGGTTGAATTATTTTGATTTGCGTTCATTAAAAATAGTTCGCTAGCTTTTCTAATTGTTGCCTTTGAAAAATAAATATAATATTCGTCTTTTGTCTTTTCGTTTTTGCGGTAAATTTGTTTGTCGGGTATTAAAGCCGCGCCCATTATTATTCGCTTTTCCGCGTCAACTTCTTTTAAAAGTATTTCGTGTTTTGACAAGTGTATAAAATTAGATTCTATGGCGGGACTCATTACCACGCTTATGGCGTCAATCCCGCTTTGATCGTCTTGTTCGTCTATAATTAGTTCAACTATTCGCATATTATTATAATTAAAGTTTTTTTAAATTGTTGCATTATTTATTCTATTCCTTTCGAGAGCTTGCGCGCTTGTCATTTCGGAACTTACCACAAACGCTTGAACGGGTTTTTGTTGTAATTGCGCTAATTGATTCATTCCGTTATTACCAACTACGTTAAATTGCGGTGCTTGGGGCGCGCCACCTCCGCCCGTTTCTCCACCACCACCACCACCGCCCGCGCTTGGTTCTGCTCCGCCTTCAAATTGCGATTCTTTTATTTTCTTTATATTTATTAAACCCGCCG